TAGTTCCACCTGCTGTTCAGATTGACAGCAGGTTCCACCACTAAGTAAAGGAGAAAGAAATGTCAGTTGATTATGCTACAGAAAACGGTATGTCCATCATGAATCAATGCTATGAATGTATGATAATTGCACATGATATTGCTGATGGTCTACCAGTTGGTAAGTGTCAGGAATGTATGGAATCGGATGAAGCCAAGTCCGATGTTAATGCCTGGAATCTACATGAAGATGATAGATTAGGCGAAGGTAAGGCTCTGAGTCTGAACGTAGAAGAGCCTAGTGGCAGTGACTGGGTATCATCCCAGACATATGTGCGTCCAGCCAAGACTAAAGCAATCATGTTCGAGAAGTGGTCGGATGATTGCAAGTTGGAGATGCTCACAGTAGAATTCATAGAACAGGATGAAGACGAAATCCGTCACGAGTTCCTGCCTCCTATCGCTCAGTTGCAAGACGGCGGAGTTCATGAAGAACTATGGGAGTTAGATGATGAGCGTCAGCGTAGCCGTGAGGTTCAATGCCATTGGTGCAACTTGCTTGTGCCTAAGCATTTGAATGATTGTGCTTCATGCGATAAGCCATTAGAATTGAATGTCAGATAGACAATCAATAAGGCAGACTGCCCCGTCTTCGACGGCGGGGCAGCCAGCCAACAAAATATATAATGCATAATACAAAGGAGAAGAAAGTGAAAAATACAATCAGTATCTCAGGTACGATTAAGAACGTTCGTACCTATGAATCAAAGTCTGGTAAGGGAACAATGCTTACAGGCTGGCTTGACCAGCGTGATGTCTCACGCACATCTGATGGAACTGCAGACCGACAGATTTATGTAGTTGGTATGAAGATTGTTGCATTTGATAACAATACAGTTGCAGATATTCTTGGTGCAACTAAGGCAGGTCAGGAAGTCTCTCTTCCTATCACGCTAACTGGACGTATGGTTACTAAGTTTGATACTCGTGATGTACCTGAGGATAAGAAGTATAAGCCTATGCTTCAACTCGAAGTACATGATGTAGAAGTCAACGCTTAATCTCAGGGAGAGTGGGTAGTTACCAGGCTACTCACTCTCTCTTTATTTTTGTAAGTAAGTATGTCGATAACACTGATAATTACAAGTCCACAAGGAGATTACTATGTATCTATCTACATCAGAAGCAATCTATCTTATTATATGTGCAGGCATTATGGGATTCATGCTCATCATGCTATTCATTGCCAACCATACACTTATAACTAAGAATAGATATTTAAAAGAAACAATTAGAAACAAAAACAAATACTGCGCTCAGCACCATGCAGAGGTTCCATTCTAATGAGAAGCATTAAAGTAGCACAAACAATCATAGAACCAGATATAACCATATCAACGGTGCAACTCCCACCAGGTGCATCTTTTGGAAATCCATTTGAGACTATGATTTTTTCAGATGATGATGATGTAATAGGTGATTATCAAACTCGCAGTGCTACCCTAGATGAAGCACTGCTCGCACATATAGATGCAATTGCTTTCGTAATAAAGGAGAATAACATTGGACTTTAGAATCGTATGCAAATCATGCTGGCAAATGACCAAGTATGATGCACTAGATGTAGTAGAAGAACCATGTGATAAATGCGGAGGCGAAGTATGAGTGAACCACTATGGCTAGAAGGCGATGATGTAGCAACTAAAGATGAGTGCGAGTACTGCGGTAACTTCATTCATACCTGCACATGCGAGCCTTATGACCCAGACACATTACATGACCAAAGATTTGATGACTAATGATTAGACACAACAATAAGTACACAGCAATTGTATCGACAACAATCCTTGCAATTGCTAGCATCATTGGTATTCCATTGAAGTCTACAGTCAAGCAACTGCATGATGTAGTAGACCCCACGTGTGAACAGCCAAGTCCAAACTATTGGACACCGTATATGTCTAAGACTTATGCTCGTGGCTACATGGCTATCGAGTATCCGTCATGGGGTAGAGCAGAGTGGAGAGCGTTACTTAAACTATGGGGAAAAGAATCTGCATGGAATCATAATGCAGATAACCCTGAGTCCACAGCATATGGCATAGCACAAGTACTCAATACCAAAGAAGGAACGCCCGCCCCTCTCCAGATTGAGAAGGGGCTGGCTTATATTGCTCACAGATATGACCGACCATCAGCAGCATGGTCTCATTGGCGAAAGCATGGATGGTACTAAATGAAAACATATTACACAATACAATGCGAGATAGAAGTGGAAGCAAGTGATGACGACACTGCGCTTGCCATGCTTATCGATGCATGCAAGTTATACCCAGGACTACAACTAACAAGATGGATAGACACCAAACTAACAGAGAGAGAAGCAAATGACTACCGTTAAAGAAGCAATCGAAACAATCAAGAACAAGACAGAGCAAGATGCAGATGGTCAGTTCAAAGAAGGTTCAAAAGAACAGCAGTATGCTACACGTTTTGTCGAACTATTCTTTACAGAGTATGACACTATCGTAAAGAACGCAGACCCAGCAGAGTTTCCAGTTCTAGTTGCAGGTGTAGTTAATGCACTACGTGACCTTCAGGTGCGTGACTATATGCTAGGAATTGTAAAGGATATTGATAACTCAGTTGATGCATTAGAGTTTCTTATTGATGCAGCACCTGAGTATGCAGACCCAGCCCGTGCTTTAGTAGCCACAGTTTACTACGAGTCAGACCGACCAGAAGATGCAATCAATACAATCAATGAGGCAAGTGACGAGTATTCATTGGCAGTCTTACTTAAGCGTGTGTTCTCAGCAGGCTGGCCTAAGGAATCATTTGCACAGATGCGTAGCGAACTACACCCTAAGGTAGTAGAAACTATCTTCGGAAATAAAGAAGAATAATCATGGGACTAGATATGTATTTGCGTCGCAAGACAACAGAGACTATCCATTCATGGCGTAAGGCTAATGCTATTCATGGCTGGATTATTAATAATGCAGGTGTGGAAGATAATTGCACACCAATTCATCTAGATATGGCAGACATTATAGCCTTGCGTGATGACTGCCAGAAAGTAGTAGATGAAGGAACAGAAGATGCAGCATGGGAATTTGTCCCACCTACATCTGGATTCTTCTTTGGTAGTACTGAGATTGATGAATGGTATTGGGAGAACATTAAAGAAACACTTGCATTCTTAAATGAACTCATTGATAATAATACTGAAGACCAAGAGTTTGAGTACCAAGCATCATGGTAAATCAATACATATTCAATGACCCAGATTGCAATGAATATTTTCTTATAGATATATATGAAGATACAATTGATGGCACAGTGGTGACACTCAAAGTAAAGAGAGATGGATGGAGTGACATCTGGTCACTACCATTAAAGCAAGTAAAAGGAGCAGAGTAAATGACTAGACTCAACACATCATCATGGACACGTGGTGGAACAGCAGTAGAAGCAGGCTCAGCATCAGAGGCTGCACGTCAGGCTGGTCTTGACTGGGATGTAGCACCAGTTGCTATCCAGGCATACCGCAATCGCAATGTAAATCCATATGAAGTTGTAACGGATTACTACGAAGTACCACGCAAGCAGGCTATCTTGCGCCTTGATACCGAGCAAGTTATTGGTGTAGTAGGTGAGAAGTACAAGGTAGTGCAGAACATGGAAGTATTCTCTGCCCTTGATTCACTCGTTGATTCAGGTGAAGCACGGTATACAGCAGCAGGTGAGTACAATAATGGTGCTAACATCTGGATGATTATGGAACTACCTGCAGGTGTGCAAGTAGCCAATGACCCACATGCTGCATACCTACTAGTCCAATCATCACATGATGGCTCAGGTGCAGTACGTATCCGACCTATTATCGAGCGTATCTTCTGCGCTAATCAGATTAACAAACTAATTACACGTGGTAAGAAGAATGACTACACTTATACAATGAAGCATACAACTCATGCTAAGTTATCAGTTCAAGATATACGTGCAATTACACAGTTAACTTATCAGTCTATTGCTGAGTATGAAGAAGTAGCATCACACTTGCTTAGCCGTGGGGCTAATCATTTGCGTGCTCGTGAAATCTTTCGTAAAGTATGGGCGCTACCATCAACAGTAGAGTCCAAGCCATATGACATGCTTACACAGGGTGAACGCCGTCAGCAGACACTAGCATATACAGCACGTGATAAAGCATGGGAAATCTATCAGAACTCACCAACTCAAGAGAACATTAAAGGTACTGACTTTGGTATCTGGCAAGCAGTTGTTGAGTATGCAGACCATCACGCTTCGGGTGGCTCCGAACGGCTCGCCGTTGCCACCCTCAGTGGACGCAATGATGCAATCAAGAACAAAGCACTAGAACTAGTGCTTTCTAACTAAGGAGAAACATGAATACAATCCAGATTACAAATGATGAAGGCCAGACAATCAACTATACTGAAACAGAGATTACTACTATCATTAAGAACGGTGTTGACAATGCCCGTCAAGCAGTCGAATACAGCAAAGAAATCAGTAACCTTCGTCGTGAAGTGCGTGACTTTTTCAGTGAAGGTGAATGGTCAGGTGGTGAGCAGACAGTCAATAAAGGAGATGTCAATTTCCTACTCGAACGTATCGGCGCAAATAAACTTACTACCAAGTACAATGGAACCTTTACAATTACAGGAACATTTAGTGTTGAAGTAGAAGATGAAGATGAAATTGAAACAATCATCTCTGAGAATACTGACATCTCTAACTGGTCAGCAGACATGGATATAGATGTAATTGAAGTAGATGACATTGAAGAAGAAGACTAATGACTTACGTTACTTGGGTTCCATATTGTTCTATGTGTGACGAACAATTACATGATAGCCACTCTGCTATCGAAGCACATGATTCTGTATGTCCAAATAAGGAGGACGATGACTAGTCAACCATTCGTACCTTACAATGGTACTGCTGGTTGGTCAGGCACAGATACAAGTAAAGAACGTGCTATGATTAACCTGCGTACTGGCAGGGAATATAACAACCAGCAAAAAGCGTTAGCACTATTAAAACAGTATGGTAGATTTGGCTTAACTTGGAAAGAGTTAAGCGACAAGACAGACATGCATCACGGCACGGCAAGTGGCGTGTTGTCAGTACTGCACAAGTCAGGTGCTATACTTAGAGGCAAAGGTCTTAGTCGTAATAGATGTAAGTTATACTTTGATATATCTCTTACGGATGAGATTACAAATGAACCATACAAGGAGAAGCAGAAACTGTGTCCACATTGTGGACTAGATACAAATGTATAGTCCAGCCGTTCACTGTGCTATACTTATAACACTAGTGGTGGGTGGGTTTTTTCTCTCTCCTTGTCCTGCCCACCGCTAGTTTAACAAAGGAGAATAATGGCAGAAGTAGAAGTACCTAGAGATAGGTACGGCAGACCAATGATTGTGCCACCGAAAGGTGGCAAACCAGTGCCGTATACAAGAACAACTACAGTTGCAGGTAGTCTAGATGATGGCACTGCACTGGTTGCATGGAAATTACGCATGGCAGCAGCAGGATTAACGCTGCGACCAGACCTATTGCTAGCAGCATCAGCCCATCGAGACAATAAGTTAGAGATGGATAAGTTGGTCGAAGATGCAATGGAAGCAGCAGGCGCTACACGCCAGGCTACAATTGGTACTGCGATTCATACGCTAACAGAAAAGTTAGACCGAGGTGAAGACCTTGGTGTAATCCCTGAAGATTATCGTGCAGATATACAAGCATATGCAGATGCAACTAAGCACTTTACTAACGTGCATATCGAACAGTTCTGCGTACTAGATAAGTTTAAGATTGCAGGTACACCTGACCGCATTGTTGAATACAAAGGCGAGAAGTTTATCTCTGACCTTAAAACAGGTAGCATCTCTTATCCAAATAAGATTGCTATGCAGTTAGCGGTATACGCCCACGGCTTGCCGTACGACCCTGCTACGGCAACCCGCGGTAGTTGGGGCGACATCAACACAGAGAAGGGAATCATTGTTCACTTGCCAGCAGGCAGTGGAGAATGTACTCTTCACTTTGTAGACTTAGTTCATGGTTGGAAAGGTATCCAACTAGCCATGAAAGTAAGAACCCATCGTGACAAAAAGAAAATATCAACCCCGTTCCAAGGAGAATAATGTCTCACACAGAAGCACCTATCAGCATCAACCTCAAGACAAAAGCAGGTACACAGTTAACACTTCGTGCTAACACACCTGATGAATTCACAGCACTAACAACACAAGTCTTTGCAATCGTAGAGGCTATCGATGAAGTCGAAAAAGCAGTACACAGCACTGGTTTCAGCGCACCTGCAGCAACTCCAGTAGACCCAGCAATTGGCTATCTTGCACAGTCAATGGGTGGCACAGTAGTTGAGCAGTCATGGAATGCAGCACCTGCTGCACCAGTAGCAGCGCCAGTTGCTAATGGTCAGCGCATGTGTCCACATGGCGCAATGACTCGTATCCATGGTCTCAGTGGCAAGTTCGGTCCTTACAAGGGACACTTCTGCCCAGCACAAAAGGGTGACCCATCTAAGTGTGCAACTCAGTATGTCAAGGCGACATCACCAGAGTATGCAACATTTGTAGCAGACCAGACAAAGGCATAAATGAAAACTCTACGTCGTAGCGTAGGCAAGGCAGAGGTAGGTGGCGAACCATTGCCACCACCTTTCCAAGTCTTTGCCCGTGAAGGAATCATTCTGCGACGCTCAGAGATAACAGTAATCGCTGGCACTCCTGGTGCTGGCAAGTCCAGTATTGCATTGCATATTGCTGCAAGATTAAAACAACCTACATTATATTTCTCAGCAGATACCAATGCACATACTATGGCTATGCGATTGCTCGCGCTAAGAGCGCGTATCCCTCAGCAACAAGCAGAACTAATGTTAAAGACACAACCAGATACAGCCGAGTCTATCTTGCGTGAGTATGGAAATATGTATTGGTCATTCGAACCAAGCCCTACTCTTCGTGATTTAGATGAAGAAGTATCTGCATTCGAAACTATTTGGGGCAGGTCTCCTACTCTTATAGTTGTAGATAACCTTATGGACATTGCAATTGATGGACATGAAGAGTTTGCTGGCATGCGTCAAGTCATGAAGGAACTTAAGTACCTAGCCCGTGATACAAACGCAGCAGTTCTAGTATTGCACCATACGCAGGAAGGTGCACCTGGCTATCCGTGCCAGCCGCGCTCAGCACTGCAAGGTAAGGTTGCGCAGATTCCTGCTATGGTGTTAACTGTAGGTCAGATGATGGCAGGTCAGGATATGTACATGTGTGTGGCTCCAGTTAAAAACCGCTACGGTAAAGCCGATGCAACTGGTAACACATACCATTCGCTATCCTTTGACCCAGCATCTATGCATCTAGAAGATATTGTCCGTGACTATCGACAGGAGCAAGTACAACTATGAGAAAAAAAGAATTAGAAAATAAAGTTATTTTCTTACAACGTGATATTGAAAGAGTTCGTGATGGCTTAAGAGAAATGAGTCGTACACGTTTAACACGTGATACAAATACATATGGATTACAAACAACTACGAATACTCGTATCAACGAACTTGAATTGACTGTAAAGCAACTTACCAATATCCTTATTAAAGCAGGCATCCTTGATACACTATCAATGCATGATGCAGTAGAAGTAAACGGAACTAAATACAATCTGAATCGAGTTCATTAATCTATGAGTAACGCAGCCAAGGCTAAAGGCTCAGGAGCCGAGCGAGATGTAGTAAAGTATCTCAAGGAAGAAGGCTTTATCTATGCCGATAGACGATTGGCTGGTGCAACTCTAGACAAAGGTGACGTATCAGGTATACCTGGAGTTACAATTGAAATCAAAAATCATGCCAAGATGGACTTGGCTGGTTGGACAGAAGAATTGTTAGTCGAGATGGCTAATGATAAAGCATGGACAGGCGTGGTGTGGCACAAGAGGCGCGGACGGGGGAAGCCTGCTGATTGGTACTGCACCATGCCTGGCTATGTTTATGTAGCATTATTAAAGAAGGCAATCAATGGAGAAACCAAGCATTGAGGATTACCTGCACTACATAGGTGCAGACGTACCAGCCAGAGGTAGTGGCTGGCGCAAGATGAAGTGCTGCTTTCATCTAGATTCACATGCAAGTGCAGCAGTAAACTTTGATAAGAACGCCTTTGTCTGCCACGGTTGTGGTGTCAAAGGCGATACTTATTCCCTCATCATGCACAAGGAAGGATTAGATTTTAGTGAGGCTAAACAATTCGCAGAGAAGTTTTCTACTTCAGGCAACACAGAAGTACGCAGCCGAGATAGAACAAGCAGCCGATTATCTGTCAAGCCGTCAACTCTCGGTAGAAGAGGCAAACATCTTTCACTTGGGGGTGGTCGTAGACCCGCTGCCAGGGCATGAGCCTTACAAGGGCAGGCTTGCTATCCCATATATCACGCCATCAGGCGTGGTAGATATACGATTCCGTGACTTAACTGGTATGCATGATGCTAAGTATATGGGATTAGTTGGTGCTGAAACTACTATGTTTAATACACAAGCAGTCTTTGCAGCAGATGATTACATCTGCGTTACCGAAGGTGAGTTCGACTGCATTATGATGAGCGTTAAGACGCAGCATCCAACAGTAGGTATTCCAGGCGCTAACAACTGGAAAAAACATTATGCTAAGATTCTAGATGACTTTGATACAGTAATTGTGCTAGCCGACGGCGATGCACCAGGGCTAGAGTTTGGCAAGAAAGTTAGTCGTGAACTTGGCAACGTTAATATCATTAGCATGCCAGATGGTGAAGATGTAAACTCAATGATAATCAAGGAAGGAAGTGAATGGATTGACGAACGAATCAGAAAATGCATTGCCGCTGAATGAGGAATTTTGGAAGCATGTCCAGCATCTAGACTTTAAGGTAGCCATTGCACTAGACAATGGCAAGTACCTTAACATTATGGCTGCACTTGAATCTATCTATGACTTAATCGAAGATGGCAAGTCAGAAGATGCTAAGTTCTTTATTACAGGACTGGCTGCTGCTATGCTTGCCAGCAAGTATGGTAAGAGTCAGCAAGTCTTTGATGAGATGATGGTTAAAATCTTTAGCGAAGATATGGATAACGAATTGGAAAAGATTCTAAATGAAAAGTAGCAAGCACATGCAAGCAATCCTAGATGAATTGGCTGCAATCATGGTCAGAAAGCATCAGGATTACGGACCAATGAATATTGCAGGCGCACCAGGTGGTCCTATGAACGGGCTACGAGTGCGTATGTATGACAAGTTAGCCAGACTCAACAACCTAGTTGAGAAAGGCGACACGCCGAATTACGAATCAATTGAAGATACGTTCTTAGACCTAGCCAACTATGCCATAATTGGGCTGCTAGTCCAACGTGGACAGTGGGAAGGTTTACCCGATTTAGATGAAGCAAAAAAGAGTAGTAGTACTCAGCGACTTACAGATACCGTATCAGAACTCCCAAGTAGTTTCTACCGTAACTGAGTTTATAAAAGATTATAAACCAAACGAACTTTGGTGTGTAGGTGATGAACTAGATGCACCAGAACCTAGTCGTTGGAATAAAGGAATGCTTGGTGAGTACGCAGGTACTCTTCAAGATGGAATTGACCAGACAAAAGAAATCATTTCTGATTTCAAAAAAGCACTAGGTAGGAACAAACCGTTTTATATTCAGCGAAGTAATCATACAGACCGTATTGATACATACATTCGCAAGTATGCCCCAGCCTTCAACTCTCTACGTTCACTAGAGATTGAGGAATTGCTGGGGTATAACTCTTTAGGGGTAACTTACTTGCACAAGATGCATGAGTTGCTACCTGGCTGGGTTATGGCACATGGAGACGAAGGCAAGTTGTCTCAGACTCCAGGCAGCACAGCGCTTGCATTAGCAAAGCGCCTAGGCAAGTCAGTAGTTTGCGGTCATACGCACCGTGTTGGTTTGCAACATGAAACAGTTGGCTTCTATGGCAAGACACATACTTTGTTTGGTCTAGAAGTCGGGCATATGATGGATATGAAGCAGGCTGATTACCTAACTGCAGGCACTGCCAACTGGCAAACTGGTATTGGAATCCTTGTGCAATCAGGCAACAAGGTAACTCCATATGCCGTGCCTATTATTAATGGGGAGATTAACCTTCCGTGAACTATCTAGAAGAATACACAGAGATGGTTCAACAGTTATCTGCTGAATACTTCAAGCGCTACAACATGCTAGAGCGTGATGATATTCGTCAGGAATTGTGGCTATGGTTCGTTGCGCATACGCGCAAGACACAAGAGTGGGCTAAGTTAGAGGCCAAAGATAGGGACAAGTTAATTGCTAAATCGTTACGCAATGCGGCTCTTAAATATTGTGAGAAGGAAAAAGCCAGAAAGTCTGGCTATGATTCCTCCGACCTTTATTACTATGATTCAAGCGTCGTTGAAGCATTCTTACCATCAATTATCGCAGGCACATATTCAATCCCAGTTAGTATCCAAGACCTCAATGCTAAATTCGGAACAGGTAACGACGCAGAAGGCAACAACTGGCTTGCCTTGCGAAGTGACATATCGTTTGCATTCGACAAACTAAGTGAGGCTAAGCAGAATGTCTTACGCCTACGCTTTAGCATAGACTCACCTGACTGGGCATTGCTAGCCAAAGATATGGATAGCACACCAGATGGTGCACGTATGAAAGTTCAGCGTGCAATTAGTTCTTTAATTAAAAACCTAGGTGGATGGAGACCGTATCATGAAGATGACGTTGTTCAAGAAGAGACAGAAACAAGTCCATCAGACAGTGACAATGGTTCTGACGAATGAAGCCGAACTCCGTGAGCAGATAGCACGGACTATAGAATCAGATAGTTTTCATCTGGCAAAAGAACTTAACGAAAGACAGATACATGCAGTGCTTGCTATGCGCCTACGCGCAGCAGCAATAGCAAGAGGTAAACCTTATGGATGACCTAAGAGGTATACCTACATTTGCTTGCATATGTGGTTGTGCCATGTTCGAGATTACAGTAATGTGGGATGAAGATACCAGAGCAGTAGGCTGGTATGACCTAGCACAAAAGTGCAAAGAATGTGGCACAATATCAACAGCACCAACAGAAATAGATGGATGTGAGTAATGCCTTTATTTGATTTCAAATGCAATACATGTAGTGAAGTGGTAGAGATACGTGAGAACATTCCACCTGCTTGCCCAACTTGTAGTGAGACAATGCAGCGTGTATGGTCTCCAGTCGGTGTCAAGTTTAATGCGTCTGGGTTCTACAGTACAGACAACCCAAAGAGATGAGTGGTCAGGAGTCAGACCTCGAAGAGAGGAATGATATTGACTACTGGATTGACTACTGGAATGATTGGGCAGACAATTTTGTTGGAGGATAAGTGGAAGAAGTAAAGTGGATGAAAAGTGCAAACTGCGCTGGTACAGATACCGAAGCATTTTTTGCGCCAGACGATACTAGACAATATGCCAACAAGGAAATGCTCACACGCATATGCAATGCTTGTTCAGTCAAGAGTGAGTGTGTAGACTATTCGCTACGCTATGCAGTCCAAGGCTGGTGGGGCAATACAACAGATAAGAAACGTCAGATTAAACGACGACAACTTAATATCACACCAATACAAATAGTTTCAGAAAGAGTATACGAATGACAACAGCAGATGTATTTTGGGGAGTGCTTCTAGCACTTGCAGTATTTGATTTGACCAAGGACCTAGTTGAGTATGTCCTCTATAAGATTCAGTCTAAGAAGCGTGCTAAGAAACTAGATGAAATCCTAGCAAGTCTACACATAGAAGTAGAGCCTGTCCGTAAGCCAGTTAAGCGTGCAGCCGTTAAGACAACTAAGAGTCGAACAGTTAAGAAGGCAGTCGCTAAGAAGCGCAAGTAAGTTTGGCGGTACACCTTATGGGGTCAGTCTGAGCAAGCCCCAGTCCTAGGCATCCCGAACATCAGAACTGCGGTGCGGGTGTACCTACCTTATTAAACGACAAAAAGACCCCCACCTGGTAGGTTAAAGTACCAGAGTGGGGGCTTTCGTGTCTCTATGGGCCTGCTAGGGGCCTTATTTGCGTCCAAATTCAGGCGCTGACTTATCAAGCGCCTTCATAATTGGACCTACTAGACCAGCAACAAATGCTGTGGCTAGTGTCTTAGGGTCATGCTGACCTGCTGTGTAGAGAGCAACGACTGACGCTGCTGCTGCACGTAGGTAAGATAGACCAATCTGCTTTGCTTTATTCTTATCGAACATATGTCCTCCTTAGGACTTAAAGACTGGCTTGCCAAAGCCAACGATATATACAGGCAGGGACTTGGCTAACTTCTTTCCATTCTTAGGCTTGTATGCACGTACCTTCTGGCATACCTGACCACCATTGCGCTGGTCGCCCTTCTTGTCAGGGCTAGTGTTGCCCTCGATACAGGTTACAGTTCCGTCTCCGTTGTCTTTAACCACGATTCCAACGTGACTAATACGGTCAACGCCATCATTGGGAAAATCAAAGAAAACAATATCCCCAGGAAGTGGAGTCGCTTCATCTACTTTCTCCCATTGCCCCTTCTTGATAAATGCTTGGGCTCCAGCAACCGTGCTAACGCAGTTAGGAATCTTAAGCCCAACTTCGTTCGCACACCAGTTAACAAACGAACCACACCACGGTAGGAAGTTTGCCTTAGTGAACGCACCATATTTAGTTTCATTATCCTTTGGTCCCTCGATAACCCCAAGTTCTCCTCGGGCTGTCATAATAAATTGATTACGCTGACCCATCTTATTCCGCCTTCTTCTTATCTACCTTTGCAAATGCTGCATTGATTTCATCTGAATCTAATTTGCCATCAGCAAGGAAGAAGCGAGCAAGCGCTTCGACTACAGTTGCAGCACCAAGTGCACCAGCAAGTACTGCTGCCTGCCATACTTCGATACCTACAAGTGAGCCAGCACCGATTACTCCAAGTGCTTCTGCTGCAATGACTGCAACAATACGCATCATTACATTCTTAAATGTTTCCATAGTTATTCCTTTGGGTTACGTAGTCTAAATGTCACAACATGTGCGACAAAGGTAATTACTATGAAGTAACCAACTACTGCTTTGGCTGACCCCTCTAGTACTACCCATGCAATGAACATTCCAAGAAATGTCCACAACTGGTTTGCTAAATCTGAAAGGAATTGCTTCATGGTTTTCTCCTATAGGCGGCTGCTCCAGCGGCTGATGCCGCTGCTTGTGTTGCTATGCCCCCTGCGATAATGGCGGATACCACTACCTTTTCAGACTTCTCTCTAACTTCTGGTGTCATATCAGCACCAACTGAACCTAGCGCAGTTAAGACTGCGCCTGGGTCTGTAAATAGTTCTGTTAATAATTGTGTTGGATTCTGCAATAAAGCCACCGCTGCTGCTATTTCTTGTGTTAGGATTACTCCATTATCTAGAACTACAGTAGGAGGTTCATATGCAACATCAGGCTGAGTCACTGGCTCAGGCACTACGATTGGCTGAGTCAAAGGCTCAGGAGTTAGTTCGGACTGTTCCTGAATCACTGGCTCCTCAATTGGAGTCTCATGCGTTTCTTCTTCTACTTGATGTTCAGAAGGTTCTTCGACAGGCGATTGCTCTTCAACAACTGGCTGCTCTTCCAAAGGTTGCTCCTCTAATGGAACAACCTCATCTATCACAATCGGTTCGTCGACGACTACAGGCTCAGGGTTTAGTTGAGGTTGAGGCTCAGGTTGAGGTACTACCACAGGCTGGGGAACTGGTTGAGGTTCCACTACAGGGACTGGAGTAGGTAATGGCAAAACTATCGGCTGACTGGTTTCCTCTGTGGTCTGTGTTGATGTTTCTGTTGGGATGGTTTGTGTGCTGGATTCAGATGTCAAGGTCTGAGTCTCGCTTGGTACAACAGATACGGTTTGAGTATCATCGGGAACAGAAACGTTTATTGTCTGAGTATCAGCAGTTGGAAGAACAGTACCAGTCTCGGGAACATTTACTTGAGTCGTTGTTTCTTGCGGTGAAGAAGACGACATTGACGTTTCCTGAGAAACCACAGTTTGAGTCTCAGTCGTGGCAGTCGGGGTATCCATCTGTGGCACAACACCCTGATAGTACCGAAGAGATAAATCGGTAACAGTAGTAGAAACAAAGACTGTATATCCACCACCTGAGTGTCCGCCTTCGCAGAACAGACGGGCAATATCTCCTTTATCTGCAAAGTACTGATTACTGTTGTCCCATCCAACTGGAAAAGTTCGCTCAGTTCCGTCGGGCTTCGCACAAGTAATTGTCACCTGTCCAGTCTGCACGGCATTAGCCGTGCCTATGAATCCAAAGCCAGCCCATAATCCTAATAGTACTGCTGAATACTTACTTGTCTTTCTCGCATAGTAGGAGATAGATTTTGTCAACGCGGTTCTCAAGTCGTTCCAATCGCTCGGTATTGATGTTAACTGCGTCCCTCATGCTGCTACCTGAATTTGGTTTCAGTTCGCTTAAGTAATGCTGTACTAGCCATCTAACTGCTGCTGAAAATCCAGCAATCAAAGTCATAATTGCTACGGCAAATCCTGCCCAATCCATTGCGCTCATTAGACAGTCCTCACCACAATCGTAATAATTCCGCCGTAACCAGAGAAGTTAGCAGATGGTGGAGTTGTGCGCTTGAAGTTAATCTTTTCAATCTGAACTTGTCGAAGTTCGGTTGTATTTAAATCCTGAAACAAAACAATATCTCCAGATTCTTCAAGTGCTTCAAGTTGTAGCATACGCTCATAAGCACGACCCTTGTAACCAATACCAACGCCATTGCGGTCTGCTTCTGTATCAAAGTTGTATACAGGGTATTCAATAAGACGCTGACGTGGAGTAGCAATAGTAGCCTTAGCCTGATAGCCCTTAAAGATTGGACCAGTAGATGTTGCAGTTGCATCACGATTAAATGCAAACTTGTATGCTACATATTCTCTAGAACTAGATGGCTGATTAGTGCCAACTTCAATTGATGGAACTACTGCATCATATGTAATGTGCTCATATTCAGTTCCATCTATGTCAATAGTTTCAAGAGTAAGACTTCCCTTACGGAAGTCGCCACGGCCTACTAGTCGCTTAAAGTTCTTAGGCTCAAGTGTACTAAATCGAATATTGCCAGTTATTAAATAACCTGATGTTCGCAATGTAGATGCTGACTCTACGTATACATGACCATTTGTGGAATTATATGCAGTTGCAAACATTAAACGATTAGTTCCATCGGCAAATGCGCAAGCAGTTGTCTGATGACCAGTCACATCATCAATGTTTAAGTCGTTTGCATATGCAAATACAAGTGGACTAATTTCATTTGATAGGTCTAAACGGATAACTCCAGGTGTTCCAGCAACACCAGTTGCGCACCACACATAGTGATTGCGTGCGGCAAAGTCATAGCATGGCTGGTCTGTTTCTACAATAAGTGGACCATAGTTAAGTGAGCCATCTTGGTCTGATACTGACGCAACTCGAATACCCTTATTAGTTCCAATAAGCATGAAGCCAAGGTAGTAATAAATCTTATGTACAATTTCACCTACTGGTAGTTCGGCAGCGGTAATCGCTGACGATAGTGTAGGCATTGCACCAGATGTATTAAGTGTAAACTTTTGAATAGTAGACTGAATACCATTGTAGCCAGCAATATAAATTGCAGGTCCTGATGCAGTAATACTTGAGTATGTATGTGTAGATGCTGGGTGTGTATAAAGCGGTGTAGGAATTGGACCTGAATGATTTGGTGCAAACTCATATACTTTATTATCTGCACACAAAACAATACGGTCTTTTACATATTCCATGATGGCATTAGATACAGTGCCTGCTTCATCAAAGACAACACTTCTATCTGTGTTGTCACTTGCAATACCATTTAGAGGCTTTTTATATACTGTCTTTTTTGTGGCTGTATTTGTAATCCAAAATGCAGTAGTTCCGTTATCGCAGATTGCATATACTGGTGAATCAGTTCCAGAATTATAATCAATAAAATGAACTGGATTATTAGGGTCATCTACCTTAATCTTGTCTACATCATATTCATCATGTAGCAAACAGCCATTAAATACTGTGCCAGATTCTGTCCACTCAATAGAACGAAGAGTCTGGAATGGACGCTTGTTAGTTGTAGTTCTAACTGCACCTGTAGTTATATGTCCTTCTGTGCAGTCTTTAAGTAGTGTTGCTTGTCCTTTGGTCCATACATCAATACCACGGCTATCGGCAAAACGATAATGACCTGACTCATCATTAGTTAGTGGGTCATAAAAGTTAAGACCAGCACCTGAATGAAAAGACATTTGAGAGCGTAGCCACCAACCAGTAATAGACTGCTCGCCTGGTTCTTGACCATTATCAAACTGGTCCTTCTTAAATGGTGCAGTCTCACGATTGTATTCATTCTTATCTGTAATTGCAGATACAAATGGCATACCAGCAATAGCCATATCATAAGAGATATTAGTGTTCTGCCAGATTGCATCTGTAGATTCAATGCCAATAGGCATTGGAATATCTTCGGTTATATCGCGACCAGCCACATATGCTCCCTAAAATAGAAATGAAAAATGAGCAGTTTAGACTCATACTCAGGAGTAGTACAGTAATTCCCCCGTACTGCGGGATATATTAATTAGAGTGCTGCTACTTCGTCTTCTGTAAGTCCAGCAATTGCAGACAATTTAGCAAGTGCTGATGCCTTCGCTGCAGCCTTTGCTTCCTCTGCTGCCTGGCGCTCAGCCTGCTCTGTAGCAAATGCAATCGCATCCAACTCACGTTGCTGAATCTCTTCTGCTGTGAGTGGCACATACTGCACTTCATTGTTAGCGCCAATGATTGCTTTCATAGGTGTATCTGACATTACTCTTCTCCTAAGATAATTACGTGTGATGCATCTGAGCAATCCCAGAGGCAAGTATCTTCATTAAGTACCGCTACTTCGTGGCACTTAGGAGGAATGAATGCATCACGAACTGAGTCGTAACTAAATCCAATTCCTGCATAGTTCTTTCTAATACGAGCGTTAAAACTTGTCTGTACCCAAGTGCCTCCAAGTCCAAGGTCGTTAGCCAAGTAGTCGTGAACTCTGTGCTCCTGTGCATCAGGTACTACGAGTACTTCTTCGACTATGCCTTCTGCATTTATTTTTGCTGCGTGAGCCATTTAGTTTCCTTTCCTTTAAGCCATTGGATATTTAATAATGATGATACCAGAGCCGCCTTGTGCGACGCTTGTATTTGTTGTATCGTTACCACCAGCGCCACCTCCAGTGTTTGGCAATCCACTAGCACCAGCACCACCGAGTCCACCATTTCCGCCACCACCGTAGCCACCTGTTGATGCGGAAACTCCACTACCACCGTAATAAGTAGAACCTCCACCACCACCTGCGTAGTAGACAGTTCCGCTTACATTATGACCAGTAGATGTTGCTAAACCCCAAGATGAATAAGCAGAACTTCCGATTCCGCCATCTCCACCCTTGTTGTTGCTTGTTACAGCGCCACCAGGTCCACCAGCGCCACCACCTGCACCACGAGGCCATCCATTGTATGAGTTGCCGCTGTTGTCAGAGCCGTTATAGCCCTGGCCAGCAGTTCCTAGTCCGTAGGAATTTGTTCCTGAACCACCACCACCAGAACCTCCATTAGCACCCTGGCCATAGCCACCCTTGCCACCACCAATTGTTGCAGTAAGAGAACTGAACTGTGAATTATTGCCATTGCTTCCAACTCCACCACCAGCACCTACAGTGCAAGGGTAAGAAGTTCCAGATGTGAGTGCTTGGTTTGTGAATCCAAGCAGACCTCCTGCACCTCCGCCACCAGAACCTTCTGGATGAGAACCGCCACCACCAGCAACTACTAATACATCTGCAGTTAAAGCCTGTGAAGGAATGAATGCACCAGTAGATAAGAATGCGTGATACCAATAAGTTCCATCATTCTTAATGATGTCTCCACCAGTAGCCTTAGGATAGACTGTAGGAGTTACTCCTAGTTTAGATATACCGTAGAGGGTGAAGGATGAGCCTGCTGCAAAGTTTGGAGCATCACAAATAATTGATAGGCTTGTGATTGCAGCAGTAGATTCCCAAACGCCAGCAGTCATAGAGCGCAGCGAGTTGACTGCGTGATTATTCTCTTCTGTAGCATCCACTGAAAATACTTTATAGTTTGAAGATGTATAATTTGGAATGTATATTTCTGCATTACCAAATGTATTTGCTGTTCCAGTTGAGCGTGTAGAACCATAACCTACTGAAGTATTTGTTGAGCCAGTAGTAGATGAGACAGAACTTCCATCTGCATAGAGTATTTTGCGAGTAGTCGTTGTTTTGCTAGTAGAGTTGAACCCCATACTAAAGCGAACAAGGTCATCACCAGAATCTCGCATAGATGCAACAATACGAAGGTCGGTATACTCTTGTGATATATTTGAGAAAGTCACAAGTGATGCCGCTTGAGTAAGAGTAATCTCTTGAATTAGCACATTATTAAGTGTCATTACTTTGCATACCTCACAATGATAACTCCAGAACCACCATTGGCTCCGTTTGCTGCATTCGCATCTTTAGGGCTTGTGTTATCCCAAGTGGCTCCACCACCTCCGCCTCCAGTCATTGCTGCTCCATTTGTAGGTGCATTTGCTGGATTTGATATTGGTTGTCCACCGCCCCAACCACCTCCGCCAAGGCTTCGGTATGTTGGTACATATCCAAGGTATGGTCCCCAACCACCGTTAGAGCCAGTTCCTTCGTTGCCTCCATTACCGCCACCGCCAACATATGTATTTGGTCCGATGCAGTTAAGGATACTAAATGTCAAACCATTGCCACCAATAGAACCAACAACTGCTGGATTATCACTTTTGCTTAATCCATTAGCACCTGCACCAGCACCACCAGCACCAGCAAGAAGTTGATTATTTGGTGCTGTAGTATCGCCACCATAATAGTTTGTTATTGTTCCATTGATATTTGAACCAGAGTTGCCTCCAGCATTTGTCATAGTTGATGATGCTGCTCCGCCAGTACCACCAGCCGCTGTAATAGAATTAAATGAGGATGTTCCACCAGAGTCAGCGCGTGATGTATTCGCATAAATACGACCAGGACCACCAGCACCAACTGTGCAAGTATATATAGTTCCAGATGTTAATGATTGGTTACTCATATAAGTAACAAATCCACCGCCTCCACCATTACCATTTGGTGTTCCGATTCCACCACCACCACCGCCGCCTACTACAAGAACATCAGCAGTAAGTGATTGAGATGGCACAAATGCAGAGGTAGAGCCAAATACGTGGTAGATATAATCTGCATCAGAATAGATTGCTCCACCTGTTGCTTTAGCACCAGTAGATGCTGAACCAATTCCATATACTGAGAATGTAGAACCTGCAAGCCAACTTGCTCCACTAGGGAAAAGCGTAACAGAAGTAATTGGTGCAGTATTGCGCCAAGTTCCAGTACATATTTGCATTGCAGAGTTTGGAGAAGCGTCTTTTACTGTAACTGTTTTATACGTTGATGAATTTGAATAGTTATGCAAATAAATAGTTGTTACAGTATCAAGTAAAGTAAACTTATCTCCAACAAAAACAGAAGTTGTATTAGAGGCTCTGCTACTTCCAGGAACTGAATACATTCTTGTCCAAGAATATGACCCAGTAGTATCTCCATTAAATCGCATAAAGTCATTTGTATGCGATGTAGCACCTGAGTGCATAACAATTTTTAGATTTTTATATCCCTGATATGCAGTTAAATCAATTGTAACCTCTGATGCAGTAGATGCAAGTGTGTTTGTATAGATAGGTACGTCTGTTGATGTAGCCATTACTTATATCCTATCAGTGTAAATGTTGAGTTTTCTACAAAATTGGATGATTCTAAAAACAATGTAATTGAAGTAATTGCAGAAGTGTTATTCCATAAACCAGATGCCTGATGAATCCATCCACTTCCGTTTAAATCATCTCCTGCAAGTGAACGAGATACTTTTGTTTTTGTTGTACTTGCATAGTCAAGAATTGTTATTACATCTGCATTAAATACAGATGCTGTATCTCCTGCACGTGGACCGTGAGGAGAAGCATTAATGCCAGTATCGGATTGTCCGTAAGCCATTGCAGATGAACCGTTTCCAGCAAGTTCGTGCCAGTAGTAGTTGGAACCTGCATCTCCATTAAAGCGCATATACATTCCGATATTGTTACCAGAACCTGAAAGGTCTGAACGATGGATGCCTTGTAATTCAATATGACGATATCCAGAAGGTATAGCAAATGTTATAGATGCTACTCCACCAGAAGGAGCCGTATATGAAGCAATTTCATATGCTGACCCCTCTGGGGTAAACAAATGCCCCGATATTCCAGAGGCAATAATGCCAGGAAGTAGTGGACTCATTAGGCGATGTCACCCACAATGATGAATGATGATGCAGATTGAGCAATAACTGTTGCTGCAGAATACTGAGCACGCAACTTAGGGGCAGATGCTGTTGCACCTGTAGATACAATTGTAACTCCAGTACCCTGTGCAAATGTAACCTGACCTGCACCTGTCTGGACTACAGTAATTCTATCTCCTGCAGCAAAGACTGAGTTGTTGATTGTTACTGTGATTGCAGATGCATTAGATGCTGTGACTACTGCATCCTTGTCAGTTGCTGCCAAAGTGTATGTTGTGCCAGACTGAGCGTTGAGCGGATTGCGCTCCTTAGCAAGCGGTGTTCCACCTGCTGTTGAGCCATCGTGGACGACTACTGTTTTCTTATCAGTATCTACAGTAAGTTCAGCGTTAAGACCTGTGAATGAGGCGTGCTGAGCAGTAGTACCTCTGCGACGTTGAAATGCGAATGACATTAGATTGTACCCCAATCGGATAGGTCAACCCACGATGCGGCGGTTCCGTTCGTGGTAAGGAATTTGCCACTGTTACCTGTCATAGACGGGATAAATCCTGCAGCAGTTGTGGCTGACGCTGCTGCGGAAGTTGCTGAGTTGGCTGCTGCAGTTGCAGAAGTTGCTGCATTTGTAGCAGAAGTTGCTGCTGCGCTTGCGCTAGATGCAGCATTAGTTGCTGAAGTAGCAGCATTGCTAGCCTGTGACTGAGCGCTAGTTGCGCTAGTAGAAGCATTGGTTGCAGCATCCTGAGCCTGAGTAGTAAGAGTAGATACACTAACGTAGGTAGATGTAGTTGTATCTGTTTCTGTAATAGTACCCATATCACGGACAAGACCAGAACCAGTTAGCCCTGTAACTGATGCTAGATAACTAGATGCACTAGATGCTGAACTAGAAGCGCTAGAAGCGCTTGTAGCGGCTGCTGAGGCACTATTAGAAGCATTTGTAGCAGATGTAGCGGCAGCACTGGCTGAGGCAGCAGCCTCGGTAGCCTTAGTTGTAGCAGTAGTAGCAGAACCTGCAGCGCTTGTAGCGCTGGTGGCAGCATTGGTAGCAGATGTGGCTGCTTCGCTAGCCTTTGTAGTGGCTGTGGTGGCAGAACCAGAAGCAGCAGTTGCCTGTGTAGTAGCCGTAGTTGCAGAACCAGCGGCTGCTGTAGCAGACGATGCAGCAGCAGTAGCACTTGTTGCTGCAGCAGTAGCACTGTTAGCAGCATTAGTTGCACTAGTTGCAGCAGCAGTGGCTGAACCAAGGATGCCATCTACGTAAGTCTTAGTTGTTGCATCAGAGCCAGCAGACGGAGCAGATAATCCAGTAACTGCTGCTCCAGTAATTGTTCCACCATTAATAGCAGGTGAAGTCAAAGTTTTGTTAGTAAGAGTTTTTGTATTTGTAGTTGTAACTACATCTGCAATTGTAAGACCGTGAGCAAGCGTTGAATTGTTGATGTGCTCATTGGCTTCAGTAAAGTCACGACCAATACCACGGTGCTTTACAACAGCACCAGCAGAGTGAGCCTGACCAGATGAACCATCGATACCACGAACAATTGTGAGTGTAGTGCCAGAGATGGCAGTGACATCTACAATTTCTTCAAGCGCTGTATCTGGGTCAAGTACAACTGTGTATGTCTGACCAGATGTAACTGTCGCTCCACCCAAGAGCGCTGTTGCCGATACAACTGTTGCAGATGTCGCTGATGATGATAGAGCAGCAGACAAAGTTGTTTGCTGTGAACGGGAGGAATATTTTCTGACTGGCATTGACGGTTCCTATCGGGTGTAGTGAATACGTGGGGGATACTGTTGCTGTTGTGCCTGAACTTCTTCAGCCAAGCGTGTGACGTAAAGTTGATATAGCGCACGAGTTGCAGCGTTGCCAGAACCTGTTGCACGCTTTGAATCAATCTCATCTGCCTGTGGGCTAGAGAGTGTATTGCGAGCAGGGTCTAGGAATGAGAGCAAGCGATATGCTGCTCCAAGAACAACTACATCACGAAGTGATTCAGGTAGTCCCGTCTGTACTGCAAATGAATCTGTAGATGTAGTGCTAAGTGTTGTTGGTGCTGTTGCATAGGTAACGTTTACTTTACGACCTGTTTGAATACGACGGTCATTGATTGTTACTGTCTGTGCTCCAGCACCCCAAGTTGTTGTATCTGGAAATGAATCCCATGTCCATTTGACAATTGGATTCCAGCGCTTGTTAGGTCCAACATCCTGCCAAGACATGCGCAAGATATTCTGAATATTAAGACCAGTAAATGCATATGTATCTACAACTGAGTTGTATGTAAATGATGTGTTCTTTGCTGCAAAGATAGACGAGCCAATGGCTCGAATAGTATCTTGAATTGCACGCTTAACTGATACACGTGGAAATGTAGGGGTAATAACCACTCGCTCACCTGCAGCATGTGTAGTTGCAGTTGTACCCATAAAGCCACGGCCATATGGCGGAACTGTTGCGTTACGTGAGATGCGGTCATACTCATCTACCCAGATAAGTTCATCGCCAATTTCCACAATACCTGCACCAGCCTGGTCTGCATTCAACTTAAATACAGTTGGCACAGCAAGTGTAGATACAGTTGTAGTAATATCAGAAGTAAGGTGAGTAGTCTTGTCTTGCTGAAGTGTGTAACCAGCAAGACTCATAATTACTTCATTAGTTAAATCATCTAGCGTTGAAGCCATTACCACTTCACCTTATCTGCCCAGTATGCTGCGCTTAGTTTGCCTTTAGCAATGTTCTTTGCATGTCGTGCTTTAAACGACTTGCGACGTGCAGCGTATGCTGCTGATTCTCCAGCCTTCTTAGGAGAACCTGAGACACCCTGCTGACCAAAGCGAATAGTCTTTACCTGAGTGCCTACCTTTGCCACAACCACATGTGACTTCTTAGGATGGTTAGGTGTACGCTTTGGCTTATTAAAACCAGATACTCCTGCTCGCTTTAGTCTAGGGTCTGTCATATTAGTGTCCGCAGTTCTTTCCGCATGACTTGCACTTCTTAGCCATTTACTTACCCTTCTTTACACCAGTAACACGCTTTAAGCGTGGATTAGCAGCAACTGCCTTCTTAGATGCCTTACGTGCACCAGATGCAAGAATTGCTCCTGCAGCCTTAGCGGAGACACCCTGCTTCTTTGCAATCTTCTTTTGCACTGCAGCAAATCCTGGATGCTTCATATTGCCGTATTCCATCATTTGCTCTGACTTGCCTTCAGACTTTTCGTGCTTCTTCATAGCCTTCTTAGATGAATACTTCTCGCTCTTTACTGACATTACATACCCTTCTTTAATTTGCGTGCTGGCTTAACAGTAACTGTTTTTGCTTGTATAGTCTTACGTGAAGGAGCAGTTTTCTTTGATGCTACAGACTTCTTAGCAACAATCTGCTTGCCAGTCTTGTCGTCATAGCGACGACCTTGAAGAAGTGCGCCAGCAAGTTGTCCCGCTTCTTTCTTGACATTTGATGGACCAATCTTCATTCCCTTAGGAAGTGGTCGATTGCCATTCAAATACTTGTCAACTGCATTACTTGCATTCTTTGCTGTCTGCTTAACTTCCTTGGCTACATTGCCAAGATATGATGTCTTCTTCATTGCCATTAGAGTTCTCCTACTTGGCCTAGTGATTTAACTGCTTCTTTTGTGATTACTGCTGCTGGCGTTGACATGGTGTCAGCGTCATAGGCTTTGCCCATTACCTCGGATGCAGTAACTGCAGCCTGTACCTGAGCCATAGAAGTTCCGTTAGGCTGAATACCCTGCGCACGTGCTGCGCGATAAGCATCTAATTCGCCATTCCACTTTTTATTGCTCATGATTTTGTTAGATGAAGCATCACCTGTATTAAGTTGTAGACCCTTAGCCTTGCAATAAAAACAATCATCATCGCAATTAGTATGGTCAATTTCTACCTTCTCCTCGTGAGGAAATGGTGTTGAAGATTTTTCTCCACATAAGACACAGTCATATGCTGTTGCCATAAAATTGTGGTTATCATCAAATCCCCACTCAGTCACACGACTGATATGATGACATTTATGCAATTGTTTGTACCTCATATCCCGCAGCCTCAAGTGCTGCTTTTTCTGCTGCGTCCACCGTGTATGTGATGCCACCTAAGTAGCGAATATCTGCTCCGTCGTATTCCTCAGCAGATGGATAGCGAGTTTCAATATACTGGCCATCAATCTTTAGAACCGTAATCCCTACTGGGATTTCAATTCGTGAGAACAATGGATGGTATTCCCCGCCAGGATTTTCCATAATCACTGGTGTAGTGAATTTATATGTTGGCATTAGTTCTCCTAACGAACTTACCAAGAGGCTAGGTTTCCCTAGCCCCCCAGTCAATCAATTAAGATTAAACGTTGCTTCCTGATGCTGATGTCTCAATGCGCACCAATGATGGTGTGCGGTATAGACGCCAGTTGAGTACGCCGTACCAACCAACAGGTGAGAAACGGTTGAAGCGGTCTGTCATCTTTCCGATTTCAATACCAGGCTCCTTCCAAACAGCCTCAGCAAGAGCCTGTGCACCAAGGACGTATGTATTGAATACACGTGTCTGTGCTCCACCTGTTCCTGCACCTGACTTAGTGTTTGTCATGTTAGATGTTTCGATGAAACGAACACCTTCCCATGCACCGATTTCACCAGCGAAGAGGGCATCAGCCTTCTGATACTCATGTGGTGTACGCCATACGTTGTTACCTGTCTCTGTGCGAAGGTCAGCAGAAACTTCTGGGTGGATGTATGAAACATACATGTCTCCGCCCTTAGGAAGTACGCCTGCAGCACGCATCTTTGTAACAGCCTGACGGATAGCAGTAGACTTAATCAAGTCTGTGCCTGTGATTGCTGTCTTAGCAGCAACTGTTCCAACGCCTTCGTAGACGTTTGAAACTGCACCTGCAGCAACACGAATGATGTTAGCGCCTGCATCCAACTTCTCAGCAATAGCCTTGTCAAGAGTCTTTGTCATGTTGAAGCCAACTGCGTTAGCAACCCATGGGTCAATGTTCTCAAGTGACATGAGGTTTGTGATGTTAGTTGTGATAACTGAGCGACCAAGTTCGCGCTTAGCAACATCAAGAATTGTTGTTGCTGGTACTGCTACTGCATCTGTATCTACAGTCTCTGTGAGTTCTGCAGTTGATACATCTGTATCAGCAATATCATTGTGAATCTGGAAACGGATTGTAGAACCGTTGTGTGTGAGTGAACCGACCTTCTTATCTGCGATTTCGCGGAACTTTGGAACAATGCGAAGATTTGTCTCGATGAGTTTATCATACGCTGTTGTTACAAGGTTCGTGCCCAGACCAGTGGTCGAAGTTGTGAAAGCATCTGCCATTTGGCGGATACCTACCTTTCGATGTTAGTTCGCTTGTTTATTAGCGATTTGTTGGATAATTGAAAGTAATTCTTCTTCAGAGGAACCGTTATAGTTTTGTAACATATCGATTAAGTCATCTGAAGCACCAGGAGTCGCAGCAGTCTGAGTAACGCCATCCTGTCGAGAGAACTCTCGAATGTCTGACTTTTGCTCTTCATGCTTTTCTTCTTGCTTATACCCGATTAGGTCTCCATTGTCATTTAGCCAACTTGAAATTGACTGTTCATTGACTTCATCTAAATCCTTAAGGATTAAACGGGCAGCCTTAGAGTTGACTCCCTTGGATTCTAGGACTGACTTGATTGTTGATTCTTTTTCTTGACGTTCGAACTTTTCAAGTTTTTCCATCAACTCCTTGATACGCTTTTCATCAGCACGCTTTGCTTTACGAAGGTCTTTAATACCATTCGTATCTTCATTGCCGCCTTGAACGTCGTAGTCCAGGTCATCATTGTCTTCCCAGTTATCGTTGCTTCTCATGCAACCTTCACCCTTCTATTGTAGTTAGTTCGCAGACCACAGTTGCAGTTCGGGGAAACTGGCTGGCTTCTACTCCTAGTCTTGTACGCCTGACGGGGCTAGTCGGTCCGTCAGGGATTCTTAGAACTGTCCAGTATTTCTTAGTGGCTGGCCAGTACGACCCATTCCAGATGAGCCTTGGAATGAGGCTTCTTCAAGCGCCTTTAATTGTTCGCGCTTACGTTTTTCTGATGCAGTACCTTTAAACACTTCTGCTTCTGCAGCAGTACGGTCATACTTGACACCAGACTCGCTATAAATATCACCAAGGAAACTTGTGATTGGCAGGTATCCAGCAATAGTGCTGTAGCCTTCAAGGGCTGTAGCCTTATCTACACCCAACTTAGCAAGTTCTTCTGCTGTGCCAAGTGATGTACCAGAAAGACCTGCAGTAACTGCAGCACCGCTAATTTCAGCAGCAGCAGCCTTAGTCTTAAGTTCCTGTGAACCCTTAGCAGGGTCAAGAAAGAACTTGACTAGGTCTGTATCACCAATACCATAGAGTGCCTTAAACGCATCCTTTGTATTTGTATCAGCATTCTTGACTCGTGTAACTGCTGTAGATACACGGTCTTTAAATTCAACTGCAGATATATCTGCTCCGATTACCTTAGCCATTTCCTTTTGGCGAGCAAGACGAGACTTAGCATCTGTTACTGTTCCAAAGTAATCTGCAATACCATACTGCTTTAGTGTTTCTGAGTAATCATTTTCAAGTTCAAGATATGTAGCCTCATCAAGAGCATTAAGTCCTGCAGCAACACGCTTTGTGTTGCCATCAAAACGAGCAAGATATGCAGGTTCTGTCTTGAGTTTTAACTTAGCCTCATTAGCACCAATGTTTTGTTGCATGTAGCCTTTAATTGTTCCAACTAGTTCATCAAGACCGTAGAACTTAAATGCTTCTTCTAGGATTGCATATGCATCCTTATCAACCGTAATCTCAGTCTTCTTACTTCCATCTGGATTAAGACCTTGAGAAACATTGTATGCCTGGCCAGCAGCCTTTGTTTCTGCAGAAAATGACTGACCGCCACCAGCATTAAGGATTGCAGCAGCATCACGACCAAGGTTGTTGCCGATTAGTGGACCCTGAACTGGTCCAGTTGTTGGCAGTCCAGTAATAACCTGCGGCTTAAAGCCTGGTACTACACCAGTTGTCGGTGCTGCAGCAGGTGCCTTTGCGGGACCAAGATTAAGAATCTTTCTTTCTTCAGCAGTAAGCGTTTGTCCGCTTGTTAACTTTGCTAATGCCGCTCTTGAATCTACAGCCATATTATGCCATCAATCCGAATGACTCAAGGATTGAAGTAGCATACTTGGCAGCCTCTTCCTTAGCATTCTTTGTCTTAGCCCATGATGGGTTCTGTCGTAAAAGTTTATTAAAATCCGTCATTGACATATTGCCATTGATTGCATCCTGAATATTGCCATCAAAGATGTCAATAGTATTTGGATTCAATTCAAGTGTGTCAGCCTTCTGGTAGATATAGTTACTAGCCAGTTCCTTGACACTTACATTATCGCTAATCTTGTCAGCGTAGCCTTTGTAATTTGACTTAGCAATCTCGATAATCTTTGCCTTTGTAGCATCTGTGTTAGTTCCATTACGAAGGTTGTCTGCTACATATTTAGTAACCTGCTCACGTGATAACTTAACTCCGTAGTCACGTGCATGTGCAAGAATTGTATCGACATCCTGTGCAGCACCTGCACCAGACTTCATAAGAGTATCAATATCACTACCCTTAATTGCAGAACCAGCAACCTTACCCATAAGCAAGGCAACATCTGTCTCGTTAAGATTCTGACCAGTTATAGTTCTTCCACCATCTGATGTGGTCGTTGTGTACTGAACTGCCTTACGCTCAGCAGCATTAAGTAACTTGTAATACTCATCATGCTCAGCCTTAGTTGCTGGACGTCCTACATAGCGAACAAAAAACTGGTCAATATCGCTTGCAGCATCTTGACGGTTTGTGATAACCATGTCATATGTTGTGCGAGATGTCTTGCCAGCGCCCTTAAAGTCGTTAGCCATCCAGTCGCCAAATGTCTTAACATCTGTCTTGCCATATACGGAGTAATCATTGACCGCAGATATAGAGAACTGATTTACAAGATATTGAAGACCCTTATCAAAATCAGGGGCTGAGATATTCTTTGATTCAAATGTAGACTTGCTAATTGAACCAGAGTCATACAACTTCTTAAACAAGCCATCAAGACCACCAGGAGTCTTCTGTGCGTCATTAAGAATCTCGGCGCGAATCTTGTTATAGTCTGTCTCAACAAACACATGCTGGTCTGTTGTAGCCTTTGGCATGCCAACAGAATCGCCAGGTGTTTTTACATTAAGACCAGTACGTGTAGTCGTATAGACATACATTGGCACTGATTCAGTGCTTCCAGGGACAATACCCTTTACAGCCTGATTGCCGTTCTCATCTACATTTACAATAAGACCATACTTCTTTACAGCCTCTTCGCCAAATGGGTCAAGTGCTGAAGCATTTTCCTGAAGTTTCTTAGCAGTCTTCTTCTTCTTTGCCTGCTCGCTCTTAGTTCTATTTGGAGTAGCAGTCGCAACTTCTTCTGGAGTAGCACCAGCAGATGTATAGTCTTGAAGAATAGCATTATAGACTTCTTGCCAATTCTTGTACTTATTGATAACAAATGGAGCGTTTAGTTTGTCCCAGTTAGATGGCTGACTATTGCCACCATTCTCCTGTAGTTTCTTATCTGCCCACTCTAGCCAATCGGCTATCTGACTCTTAGTTGCCATAAGTATTTAGTCCTTTATGCTGTATATGAATCTCGTGAGTAGTAATCAAGAATTGATGCAAACACTGCTCGGTTTGCTTCTTTAACAGTTAAATCTCCTGTTGCATATTCTGCAATCATTTGCTCAAGGGCTGCCTTGCGCTCGCGCTTTAACTGTGTAAAGTTATCTGTATTGCGTAGTACTGGGTCTTTTGACATGTTGATGAATGAGCGAACTGCGTTTGTCAATACAAGCAACTTGCTTCGTGTTCCAGCATTTACGTTAATGCTTGTATTTGCTAGCATCTCTTCAAGGCCATTAAGCATGCGCTCTTCTGTAGCAATCTCATTACCACCAGCAGTAAGTGATGCCTCAAGCAATGGATTAGATGCCTTAAGCATCTTACGTGCAGCAGTTGCATTTTCAATAATAGCCTTGCGTGCAGTGCTACTTGCTGTCTTAGAGAGAGCATCCTTTTCATTGCGAGCAATATCGTAATAAGCCTGCTTATCGCGGTTTACCATTACATCAGTAAGGTACTTCTCAACTGACTTATCTTGAAGAAGGTCTGCTGCTTCTAGCCAAGCATATGTACCAGCATCAAATTCGCCCATACGTGGTGCTAGGATAAATGCTGCTTCACCGTAGGTATCAATTAGGCCCTTGTTTGAAATAGCCCAGTCCTTAAGTGCCTTCGTCTTGGCAATCTGAACCTTAGTTGTCTTCTCATCACGAGCAATTGTGTATACCAACTTGCCTGGATTCTGACCAATAAAGGTAGCAAGCGCCAACTCATATGGGTCCTGAACGTCAGCGCCATGCTTCTTAGTGATTGCATCAACTAAGTCAAAGAATTCAGAGCGTAGTGTTACGAATCCGACTTCCTTTAGGTAGTCTGGAACATTAACACTCTCCTGAACTGATGGCGCAAGCGGAGCAAATATACCTAGTGCTGCACGAACTGCAATAATGTTATGTGCTGAGATACGGATATTCTTTAGATATTCGTACTTCTCGCCTTCTGTTGCATCAGGAGAAAGCATCTTTCCTTGTGATGCATTATAAGCAATAGCCTGCATAGCAGCAGTAGCCTCTTGCTTGTTCTTGTCATCCTTATTAAGAATAGTCCAAGTCTTTTGAAGTGATGCAGGAACTAATGCACGAACAATATCCATGCCTTCACCAATATTACCAAGAGCAATATTGTCTAGTTCTTCCGCAGCCTTCTGACCCGTAGAGCCACCCTTGCCAAGCAGGTTCTTCATGCCCAGCACGCCAAGTGCTGCAATAGGACCAGATAGGGTAGGCATACCTGAATCTGGAGAGAATGATGGGTTAGCCAACTTTAACTTCAACGTAAAGTCGTTGAACATTGGTTGCTGGAATCCTGAATTGCCAGTCAATGTACGCACTGTGCCATCTACTGTCTTAAAGATAATATCGTCCATAGGCATCATTACATATGGGTCGCCTTTAGCATCTGAATAAATCATGCCAGCAGAGTCAAGACCAAGATGCGCTAGACGCATACGGTACAGAACTCTTGGCGCTACATCCTTTAGGCGATATGTTCTGCGCCAGAAGTCCTCAGTTGCACGGTAGAAGCGACCTGTATTGCGAACAGATAGAGCAAAGTTTGTGCGGATAAGCGGGTTATCTGCATACTTAAGAACTGTATCTGCAGCCTGATTAATAGCAATCTCAACATACTTACGTGTTACTTGCTCTTCAATATCCTTAGCAACTTCGTCGTATGAACGACGACCGCTACCACCATTGTCTGCAATAAACTTAGCAAGTACAGCCTTTTCTTCATCCTTCTGAACCTTGTAAAGATTCTTGCGAATGCGAGTGTATGCAATCATAACTGCTGGCTGACGGTACATTTCTGTAACCTGACGGTCCATAAACTCGAAAGCCTTATTACCTAACTTGGCGTATACGCCTTCCATGTCGGTCAAACCCTCAATGTTAAGTTGAGAGTACATACGACCAGCAGGCTGGAAGCCCTGTGTAGCCTTTTCGAATTCATCAAATGTAAGAGACTTAGTTGCTCGACGCAACTTATCTGGTACATCAGTAAGTGTTGCAATCTCTTTTTCAGTAAGTTCTTCTTGCTTACCCTTGATTGCATCAAATAACTTGCGGTTAAACTTCTCAGATGAGCCGTGGAATGTAGCGTATAGGTCAAGAAGAGTGCGGTCTACTTGGTCTACTACAATCTCAGCACGTGGTGTGCCACGCTGAATAAGTTCGCTAGAACGAGAAGACATCTTCAAGAATTCAGATACTGCTTCATTATCTATAATCTTGTAGTAGATATTTTTCGAAATCTTTTCTGCGCCATCTTCGCCAATTGTCTTGACGAGTTCTTCATTGCGAACTACGCCAATAGATGCAAGGGCTTCTTCTTTAGCCTTGCGGAAGTCTGCTGCAGTTTCAAGTGCGTTATTCTCAAGAAAGTTCTTTGCTGGGTCAAATGTGCGTGTTCCTGTATCGCCATTTAGAACCTTACGGTTTCCATAGAAACGCTTAACAAAGTTCTCAAAGTGAACTACTGCTACACCACGACCATCAAAGATATGAGCCTTAGCCAAGTCGCGAGTATCAAGCATACGTCCTGTAGCACCAGATACTGTATCAATTTCCTTGAGCAACTTGTCATAGTTATTCATCTCAACAAGGTTTGCTGCAATGCTTGATTCAACTCGACCTGTAAGAGATGCAGAACCTGCAATAGAGCGAGCAGATGAACTCATAATATGAGCACCGTGAGTCAGTCCTTCTACAAGGAACTGTGTCTCTTGTGTGTCCTTACCCCAAAATAGGCGTGTAGCCTCACGTGCTGTTGCAGTACCAACGTCTGCAGCGCTAAGCAAGTCTTCACTAATACCCTTTTCAGCAGCAATTTGCTTGCGAAGAGCAAGGCGCTTTTCGTATGTAATAGCCTCAGAAGCGCGAGTACCCCAAAGGTTAGCCATACTAGAGCGCAAGCCCTCAGCAGACTTGCTACCTGTGTGAGCAGTAGCAATCTTACCCATCTTATGTCCCTGACGTGTAACATACTTAAATATGTCTGCGCCTGGTGCTGTAAGCAAGAACATCATTGCTTCGTCAATACCGCTTCGAATACCAAGACGTGGGAAGAGTGTAAGCAATGACCAAGCATTGACAAACTCTCCAGCCATATGTGATTGTGTTGCACCACGTGCAGCCATAATAAGATTCTTTTTGCTCTTAATATTGGCTACAGTCTCAGCAATCTCCATGTAGTTAAGAGAACCAATACCCTTTGCTTCTTGGAATGGGTGAATAATTCCAGATGACTCGTAATGAATACCGTCATCACCTTGTCGTAATCCAACTGTTCCCAATTCATCAGCAAACTCTGGTTTTACTGTCAACTTTTCTACGACAGATAGACCTTCTTTATCACCAAACTTAGACTGCAATGTCTTCTTAATGAGTTCATCACCAAGTGGGTGGCCATCTAGTCCATATCGCTGCATAATTGCATAATAAGTATTGCGAAGAATAATAACCTGGTCATTAGCCTCAGCATTAATAAACTTATGTGTCATAAAGTCCGCAAGGTCACGTGGAAGAACTTGACGGAATGTATCTCGAACTACATCTGCAGTCTTAATAGCATCTTCACCAAGAAGAATCTGACGACCTTGTGTAGAACGGCCAAACTTCTGACCAACCTTTTCACGGAATGACATCTCAGACCAGAACTTCTTAACATCTGTAATGTTTTCTGCAGCAAGTTCGCCCTCTTTGGCTGCCTTTGTGAAAATATCCCAGGCATCTTTGCCTGACTTTTCAATTTCTTCTGTACTCTTTGCAGGATTAAAGAAAGAATCTATATACTTTCCAAGTCCCATATCAAGACGACGCTGATTCCGAGCAGTTGCAATACCATTACGGAAGAACTGAGTACCATCCACCTTGCCAGAAAGTAACTTAGTTACGTTTTCTGCTTTGCTAAAATAGTCAACTGCTTCTTTAGCATCAAAAATCTTGTTACGAACAAGCATATCAATTGCTTCGTCGTTATTATAGCCAGCAAATTCATCTTTAAGAGCACGTGCTGCTGCATTTTTTTCTGCAATTGTAGGAGCATCTGCAATCTTCTTAGCAGCAGGACCAAGTCCTGTATCCCATAACTTAACAATGTCTGGGTTCTCACGGAAAATATCACGAACAGCCTTGCTGCCATGCTCTTCAATCTGCTTGAGCATTCTGTCTGAACGCGTCATAAACTTTGTGCCAAGCATAGGCAACTTAGATAGACCACCAGTAACGTAAGTTAGCGGGTCAATAGCCAACTGATATGCAAAGTCAATGTAGCCAGATACATTCTTTGTCTTACCATCAATGTAATCCTGATGCAATGAAGCCTTTAGTGGCTTAGTATCTAACATACGTGCAATGTCTCGGCCAGGTGAAACCTGTGCATACTTTACGCCATCAAGTACTTGCTTAAACTTTTCAGGTTCGTTATAAGCCTTTTGTAACGACTTAAGAAACTTATCATCTACTTTACCGTACTGCTCAACAATCTCTCCTGGCTTTAAGCCAGCAATTAGACCTTGTGCTACAGCAACGTCGGTTGCACCAAATACCTTGATGGCCTCATCAAGTGCGCCATTGTCATAGATGTTCTTGCCATCCCACGCATCCTTAAATGTCTTCTTGCTCCAGAGTTCTTCACCCTGTGCAACCTGACGTGCAACCAAGTATGGTGTATTAATGACACGGTTGTAGACACCAAGTGCCTTAAAAATTCCGATTAGTGGAGAAG